CGCAAGCAGCAACACAAAAGGCGTGACCTTCCACGACAAAGAAGCCTCTTTTATGCGCGAGGTCTACGGCTTATGACCGGGCAAAAAGAAAGAGCCTGCCCGTGCGGTCACACGGACAAGCCCAAAGAGAACATGAACATTTTTCTCCCACCAGAGTATAGCACAGATCTGGATCAGCTGCAATATGCCGGCATCCTATACTACGCCGTGGATGGTCATGGGCACAAGTTTCAGACCTCCACAGTGCTGCGCCTGAATGACCCGCAGCTGGGCGAGCTGATCCATTGGCTGCACTACCACCTCAAGGGCAGCAACCCGCCGCCTGCCCTGTACCATCTGGAGATGCTGCTGAACAATCTGGAGTATCTGCGCGGCGGCAGACACTACCTGTATAACTCCATCTATCAGATCACACGTCTGGAGGCGTACCCATGAAAAAAGTAACTGTTGTTTATGATTCTTTTGCCTGTGTCGCCGATATTGAACCGGCAGAGCATAGCCTGAGCCTCATTCTGGAAGATGCAGCAGCCGATCAACTGAAAGACGTACCGCTGCCGACCAACAGCGAGAGCGGACTGGAGGCAAACCGGTTATGTTATGCCATCAGATGGCTTGAGAGGCTGGCAGGCCGGTGGTTTGTGTACCCGTGCCCGATCAAGGCTATTTCCATCGAGGAGGCGCACCCATGAAAGCACTGATCTATGTGATCCTCGGTCTGGATCTGCTCTACGTTGCCCTGACGTACCGCAACAGCAACCGCTGAGGGGTGAACCAAATGAAAGATATCCGCATTACTTACACATACCACCTGAAAAGCCTTGACATGGACGAAGATCCGACAACGGGCAACCTTGTCCTCCAAGTAGAGGATGCCATTGCCGCCGAGCTGCTTCTGGCCGACCTCTCGCAGTCGATAGCGGGCCGTCACATCGGCAGGTCTTTCCACTGCGTCTGCGAGATGCTTTTGTGGTATTGCTCAATGCACTGCCGGTATATTCAGGGCGATGACAAAATTTTGAGCATCAGCCCAGCATAACCAGCGTCCTCCACTGGTGGCAGGAGGTAAAACAAGAGCCACTGCCAGTGTATCAAGACACAGAAAGGAGATGATTCCATGGGAAGAATGGTCACCGTTGAGGAGTGGGCAGAGATCCACGGGAAAACGCCTGCCGCGGTGCGGCGTATGATCCGCAAATGCGCATGGAAAAAGGCGCAGAACGTCCTTGTTGACGGCAAGCTTACATGGTTACTAGACGAGGATTGGCTGTGGCCTAAGACCATCAACCCAACCAAGCAGGCAAGCCTGCTGTGCGAGATCCGCAAGCTGATGCCACCCGTGGTATATGCCACCTCGGCAGACGGCGCGGTGGTCTGCATGGTGCCCTGCACCGCCGTCAATGTCACCGCAGAAGAAATGAATGAGCTGTGGAGCGTCAAGCCGCAGCAGCGTGCAGCCGCGCAGGGTGCCCTGCAGTATGGCTGGCAGCACCCGCTGGCTGATCCGAGATCCTACAACGAGAAAGGAGAGCGTTTGCAGAATGTCTACAACCGCAAAAAGTAACGCGAAAAGCACCACCCGCAGAAAGCCCGCCCAGAGCGCACAGGAGCGCCCGGCGGCGCAGGTGGTACAGTTTCCCCTGTTTGCCCCCAAACCCCGCCAGACAGCCCCGCAGGAGGTGCAAGTGGTCATTTGCGAGTGCAGCGCAGATGCCGTGCGCGTCCGGCTGCTGCCTGACCCCGCTGCCGTCTGGTGCATGATGGATGAAACGTTTGGCACGCTGGGCTGGACGCGGCGCTACTACTTCGCAGATGGCCGCCTCTGGTGCGGCGTGGGCGTGTATCACCCGCTGATGAACAACTTCGCCATCAAGGACGCAGCTGCCCCGGCGGGCAAGCTGCAGATCTCTAACCCCGACAAGTGGAAGGAAAACGGCAGCTTTCTGGCTGCTTGCGCGCTCTGGGGTGCCGGTGCTGACGTGATGGCACTTCCCTCCCTGACCTTTGCCGCCGATCAGGTCAGCATTGACCCGGTGCACAAGCGGGCAAAGAACCCCAACGACCCGCCCACGGTGGCGGGCTACCGTCTGCACAGCGCTCTGACCGTGGACAAGCTGCTGCGGGCTGAGGATGGGCACATCATCGGTGTGCAGCTGCTGCAGGGAGAGCGTAAAGTGGTATGGCAAGCAGAGTGATCGGCCGCCTGCCGGTGGTGTATTATCCGCAGACCGGCAAGCTGGAAGTGGAAAACGCAGGGGAATTTGTGGAGAAACAGATCTACCAGCGTCTGGATGAACTGGCACACGGTCAGCCCCTGCACATCACCCTGACGGTGGAGCCGGTGAACAAAGCCCGCAGCACGGCACAGAACAGCCTTATGTGGGCGCTGCTCACCATCATGGCAGACCACTACAACGGCGGGCGCACCGGCGGCGTCACCCCGGAGGACTGCTATCTGGAGATGCTGGAGAAGTACGGTGCCAAGGTGGATTATCTGGAAGTCCCGGCGGGCGCTCTGGATATCCTGCGCGGCTGTTATCGCCTTGTCCATCTGGTGGAGATACTGGATAACAACCGCTGCACAGTCAAGTGCACGCAAGGCAGCTCCACCTTTACCACCGGCGAAATGAAAAATTTGATAGACGGGATTTTTGACCGCCTTGCTGAGATGGGGGTTAATGACCCCGTTGTAACTGCTTATTGGCAGGAATGGAGTGAACCATGAAACGCAAACGCTTTGAAAAGCTGATGATCTCGCAGCACAAATCACAGGCTCGCGATATCCGGCAGGCCGTCCGTACCATCATCGAACTACGCCACTACTCTGAGGGGCACAAGGGCGTCCTGATGGTCTACAACGAAAAAGCCGAGTGCTTTACGGAGGCCACGCTGTACCCTTACGACGAAATGTATGCCAGGATTCAGAGAGGCCAGGGCGCTATTGGAAAGGAGTCTTGACAGATGACCAAGAAAATGACCCGCAAGCGCTTTTGCAAGCTGCTGATGGCTCACGGAACCGACCGGAACACCGCACGGGGCTTGGCGCAGTGTATCAACGCCGCCCGGCGGTATGGCTTCATTGATGGGTTCACCATTAAACTTGTCAACGGCCAGAAGTATCAGGTCGATAATGTGCACTCTTACCGCGAGGCTTATGAGAGCACGCAAAAGGATGGGGTGCCGCTTGTATAAAAGCATCATTCAGGCAGAAAAGGAGTGCTACATCTGCCGCCGCTGGTATGCGGTAAAGACCACGCACGGGCTGGAGGAGCATCACGTCCTCAACGGACCGCTGCGCAGCTTTTCGGAGAGGCACGGCCTCAAGGTCTGGCTGTGCCACCGGCACCACAATGAGCCGGGCATGAGCCCGCACTATAACGCCACCTGCGCCCAGACCCTGAAAGCCGTTGCGCAGGCGAAATATGAGGAGAAGAACGGTCCCGGAGCACACGCTGCATGGATGGCCGCCGTTGGAAAGGACTATATCAATGCTTAATGTTATCGCAATTATGGGCCGCCTTGTGGCGGATCCTGAACTCCGCACCACCCCGGCGGGGGTGAATGTCTGCAAGTTTCGCATTGCCTGTGACCGAAACTTTGCAAAGCCCGGCGAGCAGCGTCAGGCCGATTTTGTGGATATCGTGGCATGGCGGCAGCAAGCGGATTTTGTGTGCCGCTATTTCCAGAAGGGCAGTCTGGTTGCAATCAATGGCCGTCTCCAGACCAACAATTATCAGGACAAGAACGGCAACAACCGTACATCCGTTGCCGTGGTGGCCGACAATATCAACTTTGCGGGCTCCAAGGGCACCAGCAAGCCGGTGGACGAGGGCGGCGAGGCTGCCCCACGCTCTGATCCCTGGCCGAAAGCAGACCCGCCTGCAAACTACGGCGGCGTGGATGACTTTTCCGTAATCGATGACAGTGACGACCTGCCGTTTTAATCTTCTGGAGGATGGAACATCATGAAAAAAGGAAGTTACCTCACAATTCAGGATTGGATGGTCACAGACCTGCACCTGAAAGGCAATGAATTGCTGGCCTATGCCCTGATCTATGGCTTTTCTCAGGATGAGCAGTCTTGCTTTTATGGCTCTTATCAGTATGTCATGGAGTGGCTGAGTGTTGACAAGACTACAGCTGTACGTGTGCTGCGCAATCTTGAAAACAAAGGGTTGCTGCGCAAATGGCAGGAGAAAGAAGGCAACGTAACCGTAAACCGGTATGCGACCAACACCACCCCTGCCTGCCCGGCGGCATCTGAGCAGTTGCAAAATGCAACCGGTTGTAAAATGCAACCAGTTGCGAAATGCCACTCAGACCAGTTGCAAAATACAACCTCTACCGGTTGCAAAATGCAACCCAAGAAAGAAAGAGAGAAAGCTAATAATACTAAACCCCGCGCAGAGGCGCGGGAGGAGCCGAGCAGCCTGACCGTTGCCGAGGTATTTGACGAGTTTTCCCGTGGTGCACCCAGCGGGCTGTATGACGCTCTGATGGATTTTGACCAGCACCGGCAGGCGCTTGCCAAGAAGGACAAGAAAAAGCTGTGGAGCCCTCTGGTTGCAAAGAAGATCTGCAAGTCCATCAAGCGGCTTGTGGATGAGGCGGGCGTGAAGGATCGTGCCGGGTACGCCATCGCGATGCTGAACCAGAGCGTTGAAAACGGATGGACGGGCGTGTTTGCTGTCAAGGATTTTGTGGACAAGACCCCGGCGGCGGTACATATCACGCAGCCTGCACCGGATAAGCCCCGCAAAATCACCAAAGACACGACCCTCGCAGACCTGCTGGGGGGTGTAGGAGCGTGACAAACAACAAGATCTCCACTGTGCAGCAGCATCAGCTTGCTGTGATCGGCGCTGCGATCTTAGACCCGGCGGCGTGCAAGGATACCGTGCAGCGTCTGGCTCCGGCCATGTTCGAGGATGGGCCATACCGGCAGTTGTTCGCAGCCATCAAGCTGCAGCTGGATACCGGCCACAATGTCGATGCCGTGATACTGGAGCGGATGCTGGGCGCAGACTTCCGGCCTCTGATCGTGCTGGCAGCAGAGACCGTGCCCACCATCAGCCATGTGCAGGACTATGAGGCGCTGGTGATGGAGGACTACCGCAAGCGTCTGCTGCTGGAGCTTGCCGCCAAGATCTCCATGAACCCTGCGGATTCTGACACCATCTGCCGGGATCTGAGCGAGGCGCTGAAAGAACAGGATCACCTGCGGCGGGAATCGGTGGACGCGAATGTCAAGGATTTTTCCGAGGTCTGGGACGAAACGCTCCAATGGCTGCAGCAGCCGGACACCAGCGTCAGGATGGCATGGCGTGAGCTGGATGAGCTGGGTCTGTTCGGTGAAAAGATGGTCACCGTCATTGCTGGCCGTCCCGGACACGGCAAGACAGATCTGGCTCTCGCTCTGGCTCTGCGCCTGAGTAACAGCTGCCAAGTGTATTACCTGACCATGGAGGAGGACAGGCGCAAGCTGATGCTGCGCACCATGTCCAAACTGACCCGCATCAACTCCACCCGGCTGCGTGACCGCAAGCTGACCGAGGAAGAGCGGGAGAGCCTGAACAACGCTTTTGCCCTCATCAAGGGGCACACCGGCATGATCTACGATGATGGCACCCGGATGACCGTGGACGATATCCGCGCCCGGGTCATGAAATACCGCCCGCGTGTGGTCTTTGTGGATCACATCGGTCTGATCTCCGACACCCAGCAGGGGCGCAAGGAGCAGGAGCGTCTTGCTGACGTTACCCGCAGTCTGAAAGAGCTTGCCATGGAGACCGGCACCACCATTGTGGAGCTTGTGCAGCTGAACCGCGTAACGGATCGCAACGGCGGCACCAAAAAGGCATCACTGGGAGACCTTCGCGGATCCGGCACCATCGAGCAGGACGCGGATGCCGTTGTTTTCATCGAGAGCCAAGTGGACGGAGAGCGTCAGCTGCAGGGCCCGAATGATTACTTTGACGTTAGCCTTCGCATCCCGAAAAACCGCGAGGGCGCAACCGGCAGAGTGTCCATGTGGTGGCAGCCGCAATATCATGAGTGGCAGCCTGCGCCTGATCCGTCCGAAAACTACAGCGAGGATTTTGCCCCGGCGGATCATGAGGATATCCCGGCGGGGTGGTAAACAGGAGGTAAACAAAAAATGGAAATGGGAAAACTGATCCGTCAGGCACGCAAAAATGCTGGGCTGATGCAGGCTGAACTTGCCGAAAGAGTAGGAATTTCAATCAACAGTGTGCGTCTGTATGAATCATGCCGCTTAACCCCAAAGGTTGAAACTCTGCGCAAGGTCGCAAATGCCTGTGGTGTTCCGCTTAGCTATTTTATCCCGGATTTGGAGCCAACCGTGTGGCCGGGATGGATCAGAACGGCAGAGAGAAAACCCACCGCAGAGGACGCAAACGAGGACGGCTGTGTCCTGAGCATCAACATGAACCGCGGCGACAGGAGCACGACAGCTTGGCCGTGGAACGTGGTGGCAGCTTTCCCGGATTGCCTTCCGGTCTGGATGCCGCTGCCTAAAAAGCCAGATCTGAAAAATTTGGAGGGCGCACAAAATGAATGATACAGAACTGATTGACCGCTGCCGGCTTAAAGCGTTGCTGCGCAACGGCTATGATCTGGGCCTGATTCAGACCATGGAAGATGTTGAGGCGTACATTGACAAGTGCCAGGTCAACGACCTGGCACGCTGGCCGAACTGGCAGTACGGAAAACCGCCCGAGCATGAATCGATCTTTTACAAGTTTAAGGACACCGATAAATGGCGGCCCGGAATGTTTGAAATGACTTCCGGCGAGGTTCTTGTCACATTTGAGGTGCCCGGCGGCAGGCGCTATGTAGCCACTGATTGCACCATTGATGGAAAGTGGCGCGGCGACCTGCACACCACCGGGCGCAAAGTCCTTGCATGGGCAAAGCTGCCGGAGCCATACGGAGGAAAATGAAATGCGTGTGCTTATAGCTTGCGAGGAGTCACAAGCGGTTTGCAAAGCGTTTCGACTGCGGGGACATGAGGCGTATTCTTGTGACGTTCAGGAACCGTCTGGAGGACACCCTGAGTGGCACATACACGGAGATGCTTTGGCACCTCTTGATGGGGGGCAGGTCATAACGATGGACGATAAAAGTCACTACATTGACGCATGGGATCTCTTGATTGCACACCCGCCTTGCACCTACTTATCCAAAGCCGGCGCAAACCGTTTGATAGTCAACGGAAAAATTCAAGAACCTCGGTATGAGAACGGAATCCGAGCACGAGATTTTTTTCTGAAATTCTGGAATTCCGATGTGGAACGGATTGCGATAGAGAACCCTGTCCCTATGAAAATTTGGGAACTGCCCCAATACAGCCAGATCATTCAGCCGTATATGTTTGGAGATCCGTATATAAAGACAACTTGTTTGTGGCTGAAAAATCTTCCTATGCTTTTCGCAACAGATGTTGTTGTGCCGACCTCTAAATGGGTGTCTGCATCGGATCACCGTGCAAAAAAGACCGGTGACGCATGGGCGAAAAGCGGACACAGGAGCGCAAAGGTAAGAAGCAAAACATTTCCCGGCATTGCAAATGCAATGTCTATGCAATGGGAGCCTAAATAGACAACGGAGGAGGATGCAGTCCGATGACCTATGAAGAAAAAAAGGAATGGTTACGGCGGTACCGCAAGGCCGCCAAGCTTGAAAAGATCAAGCTGGAAGAGGTCGAGCGGTACCGCACAGACGCGGAGCATATCACACAGGTGCTCTCCCCTGTTCCCGGCGGCGCTGGTGACGGTCAGGCACTGCCCCGCTCTGTTGAACGCATTACGGACGCTATGCAGGCAGCCAACGCACAGGTGATGGAGTGCCAGAGGATCTGCAAGGAGATCCTGAGCGTTATGAGCCAGACCGTGCTGGACGAGAGCGCCCGCACCGCCATCAAGCGCCCCATCGGCGGCGGG